TTGCTAAGTTTCCATATATAATTAGAGAGATTGCTAAATCTATGGAGCTTGATCCAGATAAAGTAACTAATGATATGACTGAAGCTGCAAGACAAGCAGAGATTATGAAACAACAACAACCACCTGCTCCACCACCTCAAGCACAAGGTTTAGGGGTAATGGACCCAACAGGAGGAGGTGGTGGTAATATTGGTGTGGGTCAAGCACCAATACCAGGAGAACAAGGATTTGCAGGAAATGAACAACAACCACAACAGCAACAACCACAAGTACCTCCACAAGCTCAAGGGGCTGGTCAACCAACCTAATAGTTGGGGTGCATTTAATGAGCATTTAGATATGCTTATAGAGTCGCAGCATAGAACAATGGAACAGGCTAAAGATCCTGTAGATATATACAAAGCACAGGGTGCAATACAAATGCTTAAATATTTAAGAGGATTACGAGATCAAGTTAATGCATCTTTAGAAAGTAAAAAATAATGAAAGCAAAAAAACAAACAAAAAAATTATTACAAGAAGGTGGTTTAAATCAAGAAGGTGGAACTACAGATCCTGTAAGTGGTAATGAAGTACCAATGGGTTCTACACAGGAAGAAGTACGAGATGACATACCTGCACAGTTAAGTGAAGGTGAGTTTGTATTTCCTGCAGATGTAGTTCGATTTATAGGACTAGATGCTCTTATGAAACTTAGGCAAGCTGCTAAAGCAGGTCTTGCTAAGATGGATAGAATGGGTCAAATGGGTAATGCAGATGAAGCTGTAGAGGATGATACAGGTGAATTTGATTCTGGTATAGATGACATAATTGGTGAAGTCGAACAGGAAATGGTGCAAGGTAAAGTAAATGAGTAATCCTTATATACAACAAGGAACCCCTTCTGCTAAGTATGATCCTACTGCACTTAAAAAATTGTATGATCCTCAAGCACAAATTAAAAAAGAACAAGACCGACAAAATAAAATAAAGCAACAACAAATTCAAAATACAAATCAGCAACAGCAACAAGTATTACAACAACAAAAAAATCCATATCAATCTTTTGTTAGTGGGCCAGAGTCTTATGCAGACTTTGATGTAAATCAATCTAAAGATAACTTATCAAAACAAATAAAACATCAAATAGGTTATATGGATTCTAGAGGATATAAATATCAACATCAAAAAGATATGCCTTTTATTGAAGAGCAAATGGCTTTACATTTATCTAAAGCAGGAATAAAAGATTTAAGACAATTAGGATATGAAGAAACATATGGTCCTAGTTATATAACTGAGCTAACCGAAAAAGACGGTAAGTATTTTAGAAAAGTTAAAGATTTAAATAAACCTTTAGGCATGGGGGGCTATGGTACTAAGCTAGAAGAAGTTGAAGCTACAGATGTACAAGAAACAGAAATATCTACACCAATGGGATATGGTCAAGTTTCTACTAAAAAAGTTTTAAAAGGTAAAGTTAAAGGACCAAAAACATATCAGTTAATTAATAAAGAAACAGGAGAAAGAGTTGTACAGGGTAAATATGGTGGCGTATTAACTGAATATGATAAAGATCAAGGATTTAGATGGGGTAATACTACTCGAACTGAAGGTATGACAGACTTTATGATAAAGTTTGATGAAAAAGGTCAAGCTTTAGTTTATCCTAGATATGAAGATACAGCCACAGATTTAAGTGGTTTAATGACTGTAGGTTCTATTGCATTAGCTGCTACAGGAGTAGGTGCAGGTATAGGATCTACTTTTTTAAGTGGTGCTAATGCTGCAGTACAATCAGCAGTTGGAAATGCTTTTATTAATGCATCTATATCTTCTCTTACTGGAGGAGACTTTACTAAAACTTTTTTAACAAGTGCTGCCGTACCTATTGTATCTAGTGGTATGAATAATGTACTGTCTAATAGCATATTTAAAAATATGCCAGTTGGGGATTCTTTTAAAAGAATTGCAGGATCTGCAATAAACAGTTCTGTTACTAATGGTGTAGTAGCTGCAATAAATGGACAAGATATTACTAAAGCTATGTATCGAGGTGCTATTTATGGAGGTATAGGAGGAGGTACTTCTTTAGCAGTTGATAGAATATTTACTGAAAATAATATGCAATTTTTAACTCAAAATACAAATTTAAGTTTAAATACAATAAAAAATATTGGAACAATGGGAATTACTACAGGGGTTCATAATTTATTAAACAATAAAAGTTTTACAGATGGTGTAGTAGAAACTATGGTAGCAAATGGTGTTAGTGCATCAGTTGCTAATAAAGTAGGATCATCTCTTAAAGGAAGCTTTGAAAATAATCCACAGTTACTTTCTACTATACAAGAAACAAGTTTTAGATTGACAAATATGTATGTTAATGCTTCAATGGCAGGACGAAAAGTAACTCCTGCAATGTTGCAACAACTAATGTTAGAATCTGCAATGCGACCAACATTAACAGTAGGAATTAAAAAAACAAAGGAAATAGCTCAAAAAGCAAAAAAGGCAATCGAAAAAGATCCTAGAGACAATTTAGAATTGGCTACCTAACTCCCCCTTACGGCTACGGTTAGCCCCAACGTGAAAGGAATTACAATGGCTGAAGCACAAGCTATGGAAGTACAGAAACAAAAAGTAGTAGGATTTGCAAAAAGAAATACAAAAGAGGATAAAATAAAACAAGAAGAAAAAGAGTTAGAAGAGTTAAAGAAAGCACAACAAGTTGAAGAAGAAGTAGTAGAAAAACAGGAAGAACCTGAACCTGAAAGTGCTGAAGAAAGAACTTTTAAAAAGAGATACGGTGATTTAAGAAGACACTCACAAAAGAAAGAAAGTGATCTTCAAAAGCAGATTGATGAGCTTAAATCCCAACTAGATACGGCTACAAAAAAACAGATTAAGTTGCCTAAGAGTGAAGAAGAACTAGAAGCATGGGCAACAGAATATCCTGATGTAGCTAAGATAGTTGAAACAATAGCTATTAAGAAATCACAGGAACAGGCAAAAGAGTTAGAAGACAGGATTAAAAAGATTAATGATATGCAAGATGATGCACTGCGAGAAAAAGCAGAAGTCGAATTGCTAAAAAGACATCCTGACTTTGCTGAGATTCGAGATCAAGATGAGTTTCATAACTGGGTAGAAGCACAGCCACAATGGGTGCAAAAAGCTCTATATGAAAATGAACATGATGCTATGTCTGCTGCTAGGGCTATTGACCTATATAAAGCAGATATGGGTATTACTGGTAAAAAATCCAGTAGAGAAGTAGAAAAAGAAGCTGCTAAATCTGTGAAGGTTTCTTCTAAGGAATCTCCTGAAGCTAGGGCAGAAACAGGTACATTTAGAGAATCTGAGGTAGAAAGAATGCAACCTGCTGAATATGAAGCTAAACAGGATGAAATCATAGCAGCTATGAGATCAGGGAAATTTATCTATGATTTGACTGGTTCTGCTAGATAATACTTGACAATCAAGAATTTATCGATAGAACTGTAAGTCAACATAGGTCTAGCTATACCTTGCCCACTTTGTGTGTTACCAAGGACATAGCTAAAATAAAGACAACGCAACGAACAATTTAAGGATTACCTGAGACTTGATTGCCCATACTGCCTAGCTAAGTAGTATGCACCAATAAAAGACAGCCCCAAGAAGAATTGTGTAAGTTATGCGTTCAATTGCTTATACATTTTTTAAGGAGATTTAAGATGGCTTTCCCTAAGGCAACAGGCTATCAGAATTTACCTAACGGTAATTTTAGCCCTGTAATTTACTCAAAGCAGGTACAGCTTGCTTTCCGTAAATCATCTGTTGTTGAAGACATTACCAATAGTGATTACTTTGGTGAGATTGCAAACATGGGTGATTCGGTAAAAATAATCAAAGAGCCAGAAGTTTCTGTTCAGGCTTACAATCGTGGTACTCAAATCACTGCTCAAGACTTAGACGATGAGGATTTCACACTTGTTGTTGATCAGGCTAACTACTATGCCTTTAAGATTGATGACATCGAGGCTGCTCATAGCCATGTAAACTTTATGTCTTTGGCTTCAGATCGTGCTGCTTATCGTTTGAGAGATCAGTATGATCAGGATGTTTTGGGTTATCTAGCAGGTTATCAACAATCATCAAAGCATGGTACTCCAGATACAGCTAGAACCACATTGCCAGGATCTAAGGCAGTTTCTACTGCAGGAGCTGATGAGCTTTTAACTTCTATGAAATTAACCAAAGAAGACTTTGGTAACATCAATTCACCAGGAACAGGTAACTCTATTCCTTTAGCTCCAAGACTTCCAGGTCAAGATGCAAGATCAACAACCACTGCTACCCCATTTCAGGTTGTAGCTAGAATGAGCAGATTATTAGATCAGCAATTTGTTGATACATCTGATCGTTGGTTAGTTGTTGACCCTGTATTCCTTGAAGTACTTAAAGATGAAGATAGTAGATTACTTAACTCAGACTTTGGTGGATCTGGACTACAAAATGGTTTAGTTTTAAATAACTTACATGGTTTCAAAGTGTATGTTTCTAATAACTTGCCACAGGTAGGTACAGGTTCTGCTACTACTGGTGCTAGTAATCAAAGTTCTAACTTTGGTGTACTTGTTGCAGGACATGGTTCTGCTGTAGCAACAGCACAGCAAGTATCTAAGACAGAAAGCTATCGTGATCCAGACAGCTTTGCTGACATTGTTCGTGGTATGCATCTCTATGGTCGTAAGATTTTAAGACCAGAGGCGATTGTTACTGCTAACTTTAACGTGGCTTAATAGGAGGATAGAAAATGGCTACAGTTGACGTATCAAATGGCCTAAACGGAGGTACACATCCAAGCCGTGCTATCCGTAAGGAGCCATACAAAATAGAGGTAGACGTTGATTTTGCTAATGTAGCATCTGTAAATGGTACAGCATTAGCAGCTTCAGATGTCATTCAGATAATAGATGTCCCTGCAAAAACAATGGTTTGGGCTGCAGGTCTTGAAGTAGTAACACCACCTAACGGTGATGCTAGTGCTGATATTGGTATTACAGCAGTTGATGTGGATGCATTTGTTGATGGGTTTACTTTAGACTCAGCTTCAACAGGTGATATGACAAACTTACCTGATGATTATGCACCACACGTTGTTGCTTCAGATGACACTATTGACATGTTAATATTGGCAGGTTCTAGTGCTGCTCCTTCTACAGGAGTGGTAAGAGTATGGGCCGTCATGCAAGATGTGTCAAACGATCTAGGGCCAGATGAAGTAGATCGTGACCAATTAGCTTAATTACAAATTAAGTAAACTGTATGGGTGGCTCTAAAAGGATAGGGCTACCCATTTTTTTTATAAAGGATTAAAGATGGCAATTTCACAAGCTATGTGTACCTCTTTTAAGAAAGAATTGCTTGAAGGCAAGCATGACTTTTCTTCTGCAGGTCACACCTTTAAAATTGCTTTGTTTTCTGCAGGTGCAACATTAAGTGCAGGTACTACAAGTTATGTTACTACAGGAGAAGTAACAGGTTCAGGATATAGTGCAGGTGGAGAAACAATTACTCAATCAGAACCAACTGCAGATGGTACAACAGGGTTTGTAGATTTTAATAATGTAACTTTTACAGGAGTAACTTTAACTGCAAGAGGTGCTGTAATTTATAATAGCACTACAGAAGGTTCTTCTAATACAACAAATGCAGTATGTGTGTTAGATTTTAGTGCAGATCAAACAGCTAATGCAGGTAATTTTACTATTAGCTTTCCATCAGCAGATGGTACAAATGCAATTGTAAGAATCGAATAATATGGCTTCTTCTACTTCTTCAGGTACAGGTGCTTTATATGGTACTGGTGTATACGGTACAGATCAGTATGGTGTATCTCAGTTAAATCTTACAATGTTCCCAGATGGGGCATCGGGTACAGGACAAGTAGGATCTGTAACAGTTAGTATTGTAGTTGTTGGATTGCCAGTAACAGTTACTCCAAACGGAGTTTCAGCTACTGGAGCAGTAGGAACACCTACAATAACTGCAAATGTATTTGATTTTGCTACAGTTAAAGATAACTATGAAAGACGTAGAACAGTATATGTTCATAGAAGAAGTAATGATTTAGATAGAACAGTAAAGGTAGCATAATGACACTTAAATGGCCTAGTAAAGATCCCGATGAAACTGTAGATTATAGTGTTGATTGGTCTAGATATTTAAATGATCAAGCTAATATAGATACAGTCTCATGGTTTGTTAATGATTCATCTGGAGTTAAAACTAGAATTGAAGCAGGAGAGATTGTAAATAATTTACAACTAGTTGGTGTATCAAATACAACTACAGTTGCTACTGCAAACTTAGGTTTAGGTACTAATAATACAAAGTATAAATTACATTGTCAGATATTAGATACTAGTGGAACTGTAGCAGAGAGATCCATTACTTTACCAATTAAGGAATACTAATGGCATACAATTATATTGGACTTGTAAATGAAGTTAATAGAAGACTTAATGAAGTAGAACTTACTTCAAGTAATTTTTCTACAGCTACAGGTTTTTATTCGCAAGTTAAAGATAGTGTTAATGCAGCAATACAAGAAATAGATCAAGAGTATCCACATTGGCCTTACAACTTTGTAGAACAAGAAGATACTTTATCTATAGGAGTAACTCGATATAGTTTTCCTGCAAACTCTACTGTAGTAGACTTTGAAACATTTAGAATAAAAGAAGATAGTACATTAGGTAACAGAACTCAAAAATTAAGAGTACTAAGCTATGAAGAATATTTGGAAAGGTTTGTGGAGCAAGAGTACACTAATGATACTTCTTTATATAGTGTGCCTGTATTTATATCAAAAGCTCCTGGTTTAGAATATGTATTATCACCTGCACCAGATCAAGCATACACACTTGTATACGAATATTATTTAACAAGTGTTGAAATGACAGATAGCACAGATGTACCAAAGATACCAGAGATATATAGAAACGTAATTATTGATGGTGCTATGTATTATGCCTATATGTTTAGAGGTAATACACAGGATGCATTAGTAGCAAAAGAAAAGTTTAAAGCAGGTTTAAAGAACATGAGAATAGTTTTAATAAATGAAAATACTTATGTTCGTTCTACTATGCTAACAAGAACACAAAGAAGTACATACGTTTATAGACTGGCTTCATAAATGGCAGATGCATTAGCAACATATGCTTTTGAGTATCGAGGTGGGTTAGTTAGTAACCTATCTCCTTTGCAACAAGGTTTGCAACAACCTGGTAGTGCTAGGATTTTAAGAAACTTTGAGCCATCTATTGAAGGTGGTTATAAAAGAATATTAGGGTATAGTAAGTTTGATAGTAGTATAGTTCCAGGATTAGGTGCTCCAAAAGTTCATGGAGGAAGTCAGACAGGTACAAGTTTAGTTATTGGTAACTTGTTTGATGAACCTGAAGCAGGAGATACTTTTACTATATCCGGTGTAACAGGTACATACACAATTGCAGCAGGTGGAGTTAGTTATAGTAGTTCTACAAAAAGAGCTACATTAACATTAACTACAAGTTTAGATAGTAGCCCTGCAGATAAAGCAGATGTTACTTTTACTGCAAACAGAGGTAATACAACAGGTTTAGCAGCATGGCAAACTTATGCTATAGCTTTTAGAAATAATAATTTATATAGGTCTACAGGGTCAGGTTGGACATTAATTAATGTAACTCAGTATGGAACACCTTTAGTAAATGGAGGTAGTCAAACAGGAGGTACATTAAATATAGATGGATTAACATCTGCACCACAATTAGGAGATACTTTTACTATTGCAGGTGTAGATTTAATATATACTATAACTGCAACACCTACAGTAACAAGTGGTGCATCTGCATTAAGTATATCTCCTAACTTAGCAAGTAGCCCTGCAAATGATGCAGCAATTACTTTTTTGACAAGTAATAAAACAAGTACAAACAAACAGAGATTTACTAAATATAGAATAGGAACAACAGAGAAAATAGCAGGAGTAGATGGAACAAATTTTCCATTTACATATGATGCTACAAATTATGTTCCTTTAACAGGTGCTCCTACAGATGTACAAGGTGCATCACATATAGCATTTTTTAAGAATCATTTATTTTTTGCAAAGGGTGATGTATTAAGTTTTACAGCACCTTATACAGATAGTGACTTTAATGCAGCTAATGGTGCAGGAAATATAAGTGTAGGTACAGATATAACTGGACTGATAGCTTTTAGAGAACAGCTAATTATATTTAGTGAAAATAAAATAGAAAGATTAGTTGGTAATACACTTGCAGATTTTATATTGCAACCTATAACAGATAACATTGGTTGTGTAGACTCAGACACAATCAAAGAAGTAGCAGGAGATATAGTATTCTTAGGGCCAGATGGAATTAGATCGTTAAGTTCTACAGATAAAATTGGTGATTTTAATTTAGCAATAATAGCAAAGAATATACAGAAACAAGTTACAGATTTAATTACAGCCAATCAAAGTTTTAGTTCTGTAACAATTAAAAGTAAATCACAATATAGATTACTGGGACATAATGAAAGTATTACATCAGAAAATGCTACTAGTATATTAGGAACACAGTTAGCAGGGCCAGAAGGCACGATGTTTGGGTGGGCAGAGTTAAGAGGTTTTAAAGCATTTGTTGCTGATAGTAATTATAATCAACAAACTGAAACTGTTATATTTGCTAACTCAGATGGTTATGTTTATCAAATGGAGAGTGGAAATAGTTTAGATGGTGCAAACATACAAGCAAACTTTGCAACACCCTTTGTACCATTAAATGATCCACAGTTAAGAAAGACAGTTTATAAAATGCATTTATATACAGACCCTAGTGGAAGTATATCAATAGATGCAAATTTAAAGTTTGACTTAGACGAAGTAGGAGTAATACAACCCGATGCTATAACTTTTTCTAATACAGGAACAGTTGCAGGTATTTTTGGAAATACAACTAGTACATATGGTACTAGTGTTTATGGAGGTAGATTAAAGAAACAATTTACTTCTCAAACAATAGGGTCTGGATTTAATGTATCAATACAGTTTTTTTCAAATACAACAAATCCTCCATTCTCACTTGATGCTACAGTTTTAGAATTTGGAACATACGATAGACGATAAGGATATAAATTATGGGAACAGGTTACGTTAGAAACGATACAGGTAATAATATTGCCGATGGTAATGTTATTAATGCATCTGATCTTGATGGTGAATTTGATGCGATTGTAGCTGCTTTTAACAGTAGCACAGGTCATACACACGATGGTACATCAGAAGAAGGTGCTCCTATTACTAAGTTTGGCCCATCACAGGAAGTAGAAGGTGATGCTACTGCATTGTTTCCTGCATCAGATGGAGTAACTGACTTAGGTAAAAGTACAAAAGAATGGAAAGATTTATATATTGATGGTGTAATTAACACCGATAATATGTCAGCAGATGCTGCCACTATAACTGGTAATGTTTCAGTTGGTGGTACATTAAATGTAGGTAGTTCTGCATCTTATACAGGAGCAGTTAGTGTAGGTTCTACATTAGCAGTAACTGGTGATACAGATGTAGCAAATCTTTCTGCTAATGGCACATTTGATGTATCAGGAAATGCATCAGTTGGAGGCACACTCCAAGTAACAGGAGAATTTAATTTAACAGATGTATCTGCTAGTGGCACACTAGATGTTGCAGGTAATGGTTCAGTAGGCGGTACTTTAAATGTAAATGGTGCAACAACTACAGGTGCTATTTCGGCTGATGGTACTTTAGCTGTGAGTAGTAATGCATCAGTTGGTGGCACTCTTGTTGTAACTGGAGATACTGATGTTACTAATGTTTCAGCTAATGGTACATTAGATGTATCTGGCAATGGTTCTGTAGGTGGTACATTCAATGTAGAAGGTGATCTTAAAAACAGTGCAGGTAATTTAACTATAGCTGCTACTAGCTATATTGTTGAAGTAAAAGGTGGTGGATCTACTGATGGTGCTATACAACTTAACTGTAGGACTAATTCTCATGGTCAAACTATAAAAGCACAAGATCATTCAGCAGGAGTAACAAACACAATGTTGCTTCCAAGAGGAGCTAGTTCAGTTTTAGTATCAGAAGTTGCTACACAAACTTTAACTAATAAAACTTTAACTAGCCCCACAATAAATGGTGCTACTATTGATTCGGCTGTTAGTGTTAGTGCTGCAGGTGCAGTAAATGTAGGAACTACATTAGCAGTAGTAGGAGACACAGATGTATCTAATCTTTCAGCTAGTGGTACTTTTGATGTTGGTGGCAATGCTTCTGTGGGAGGAACTCTAGCAGTTACAGGTGATACCGATGTTACAAATGTATCGGCAAATGGTACACTAGATGTTAGTGGTAATGCATCAGTAGGTGGAACATTAGCTGTAACAAATACTATAACTGGAAGTTCAACAGTATCAGATCAAGATGGTGATTTAAGAGATATACCTTTAAGCACAAAAGTATCAGGAAATTACACTTTAGCAATAGGAGATGCAGGTAATCAAGTTACAGTTAATTCAGCTAATGTTATAATAACTGTTCCAACAAGTGTATTTGCTGTGGGTGATATAATATCTATCATATCTGTAAATGGGTGTACAGCTACATTAGCTTGTACTGCTGTTAATGCAGTTAAAGCAGGAGATTTAGCAGCAACTGCTTTGCATACACTAGATGCAAATGGAGTAGCAAGTATTATGTTTAGTTACACAGCAGATTTAGCTGTACTTACTGGGAATATTTCATAATGACTGGAATACATCAATTATTATTTTCTAACTTTGCTGTTGCCACAGGTGTAGAAGGAGTTGTAGTAATACAAACTTTTACAGGCGACTCTACATGGACTTGCCCTACTGGTGTTACAAGTGTTGATTATCTTGTAGTTGCAGGTGGTGGTGGTGGGTCATCTGGTGCAGGTGGAGCAGGAGGTTTTCGTACAGGTACTGGAATGAGTGTTACAGCAGGAACAGATTATTCTATAACTGTAGGTGGTGGAGGCACAAAAGGAAAATCAAATAATGCTCCAGATGGTAATGAAACAGCAGGAGGAAATTCTGTATTTAATGGGGTGACATCATCAGGTGGTGGCAAAGGAGGCTCTAATGCTCCTAGTGGACCGAGTCTACCTCAATATGTTGGAGCTTCTTTGAATGGGGGTTCAGGAGGCGGTGTTGGAGCAACCGACTATGGGTCACCTGCAAACTCTACTCTTCCGGCAGGTTCAGCAATTGCCCTTCCGGGAGGTCAGCAATCACACGAAACTACATCTGCTCAAGGAAATGGAGGTGGGCAAAATGGAACTACTTCACCTCCATATACCGCAGGTGGTGGTGGCGGTGCTGGTGCGGCAGGTTCAACAGGAGCAGTATCATCTCCCTTTAAAGGGGGTGATGGAGGAGATGGTTCTGAACTTTCTATAACTGGTACTGCTGTTTATTATTCAGGAGGAGGTGGTGGTGGCACTTATACTTCCCCTGCCATAGCTAGTTCCGGTGGTCAAGGAGGAGGAGGAGCAGGAGGTGCATATCCAGGCACTCCGGCAGGAACGAACGGCACTGCTAATACCGGAGGTGGCGGTGGTGGTGGCACAGGGGATGCCTCTTTGGGGTTCGGTGGAGTTGGCGGATCAGGTATTGTAATCATTAAATATACAGTACCTACAAGTTCCCCACTAATATTTAAAGGCACAACAAAATGGAAATGCCCAACCGGAGTATCTTCCGTAGATTATCTTGTAGTCGCAGGAGGTGGTTCAGGTGCAGCAGGAGGAACTGCTTTTGGTGCTGGTGGTGGTGGAGGTGGTGGTGGTGCTGGAGGTTTTAGAACTGGCACTGGACTATCTGTAACCGCAGGAACAGAATACACAGTTACAGTAGGTGCAGGTGGGGCTAGTGGAAGTCCCGGAAGTATTAATGGTTCAGACAGTATATTTTCAACTATAACATCTACTGGTGGAGGTAGAGGAGGAGTCCCAGCAATTTTAACTCCAGATACAGGTGGTTCTGGTGGCGGTGGAGGAGGTTTTAACATAGCTAATACTCAAACAGGCGCAAATGGAAATACTCCATCTACAACTCCATCACAAGGAAATAATGGAGGAGATGGTAATGGTGATGATGCTACTGCTGCAAACCAAGCAGCCGGAGGCGGTGGAGGTTCAAATGCCGTAGGAGCAGATGCTAGTGCTGCCGTTGGAGGAAATGGCGGTAATGGTACATCTTCTGATATATCAGGCTCTAGTACTACTTATGCAGGTGGAGGAGGTGGTGGAGTTAGAACAACACCATCTACAGCAGGAAGTGGTGGCTCTGGAGGAGGAGGAGCTGGTAACAATGCCGGTTCAGGAACAGCAGGAACTGCTAACACTGGTGGAGGCGGTGGTGGTGGTTCTGGACAAAATAATTTAACAAACGGTGGTGCAGGAGGCTCTGGAATCGTAATCATAACTATGAACGCATAGGAGTATAAATGGAAATAAAACCAAAAGATAAAATTTATAGATTAACTGGGATTGATAGTGCTATGGAAATGTTACGTCCAGGTGCTAAATGGGAAATTTCTAATTCTACGTTTACAAGATGGGAAGATGATAGACCATGCCCATCAATGGAAGAAGTTAAAGATGTACAAAAGAAAGCACGAGAGTTTGAAGATTCTATAAATACTATTTGGAAACCAGAACAAGAACAAGAGATACTAAAAATGCAAGGGGTAATTAATTCAATAAATCCTGATGTTGATGTTTCTTTAATAGGAACAAACGGGGATGTTTGCGAGGAATGTATGGAAATTCACGGACAAGAAACACATTGATTACTCACTCTTTGTTCCCAACCGCAGTTACATTTTTTAAATATAAAGGTTTAGAACCGGAAGAAAAAACATTTTTATTAGAGCAAAAGACAAGAGGCAACATAAGTAATACAACATCTATAGATACAAATATTTTAGAAAACAAAGAAATGAAAAAACTCAAA